CATAGTCACCCTCTTAGTCAATCAGTCGCTTCCTTTAGATGAACCATTTTAAAAAGTTCGAAGAAGTGCCGGTAAAAAGTTACCGACACTTCGTCTTACTGTAATACCTGACACTACGCTATGGCAATATAGATATCGCAGGTACTACTAGATTATTAAAATAAGAGCATCCGGTATTCACGGTACACCGTTTCCCTTCCTTTCTCTTATCCATCCACTGACATAGCAATGGTTTCTTGCCGTCTTTACGTCTTATAGTTATCATAGCACCACTACAATTACCATTAGACCAATTAGCACAATGATTTCTTGCTTTGTTCAGATTAGTCTGTTTGTTCATAATGCCTCCATCTTATAAGATAATACTGTTCATCATTCATTTCCCCACTATTTATAAAGTTGTGGGCTTGTTCTAAGGCTGATGGCAGGTCTGCTTCTCTGGAAGCCAACCATCCATAATTTGTCAACCTATTCTCATAGATATCCTTTATTTCAAGCATAGTGCCATCATCCTTATTTATTTGACTACTATCAATGTCTTTTCGTCTTCTGCGTCCCACTTGGATGTTACCTTTATATCAGTAATTAATTTATCAATTTCTGTACAAATGTCCAACTGATTATCTGCGTGTTGATTATTGTAGAGACAATGTAGTCCTGACAGGATAAAAGATATTGATTTTGGCTTGATTTTAAGGTTGTTTCCCTCGCCTGAAGGAACCAACTTAGCATCGGTTTCTCTTTTATTGTCCAACTCAAGAAGAGTGGCGGCTAAATAAACAGCCAAGTCAGCAGATTCCTCTATAGACTCTTTTAGATTATTTCTACCGTTCTCTCCCTGAATTGGAATATCCTGTCCATACTTGCTCTGTCCTAAGTCTAATCTAGACCGCAACAGAGCAAGCACTTTATCATTTGTTGTTACGAGGTTCGCCAAATCCTCGTACCTACAATACTGTTCTCAACCCTTTTCCGCAAGACAAATTTTCTGTCCATCTTTTTACCTAGGCGAGCAGTAGCTTGTGAAAGGTTTACTGATTTATGCCTTAATGTAGGAATAAATACAGATTGATTGGGGTTAAGCATTGATATAAAAGCATACTTGCTCTTATATGTAGCACTTCTTCCGCCTGTACTAACAGGTGGAATAGGTACTCCTTCATCAAAAGTATAGTTACTCATCTTAGTAACGTCCTCCTTTAGCGAGCTTCTTCATTACATACATACTAAGTTCAGCGGGAAGCTCTTGTATTAGCTGGATAAGTATGTTAAAGTCCTCTTCATCTAGTGGACCTTTGCGTGTGTTGCAAGTCTTGCATATTAGTTGCAGATTCTCTGCAATAGTATCCCCACCCTTACTTAGTGGTACTATGTGGTCACAAGCGATAGTTCTAAATGTTAATACTTTTTCACAGTATTTACACTTCTGTCCATACATCTCATAGAACATCTCTCTTATTTGTCCACTACTTATTTCAAAAGTTACGTCATATTCTAGGCTTCTTCTCTTTAGACTGCCTCTTAAACTGCTCATTTTCGAAGATAATTTCTTGTATGATTGTTTCCAGAATGTCCTATGAATAGGAACCAGCTTATCTTTAAAGTCCGTTTTTGATAGCATCTCGTTTCATTATCCTTTGGTATAAGCCAGACTTACGCATTTTATTAAGTCTTAATTTTGTTTTTAATTGGGATAGTCTCTTAATTGCAGATGCACCTAAGCCACGTTCCTTAATTAATTTTTCGTAAAGGTTTATAGAACCTTGTAAGCTTATCTTTTCGTCAAACCCATTATTATATTTTCTCATTTTTTAACTCCTTTCGAATATCGTCCAATACTCCCATTATCTGTTTCTTATTTTCCTTAACTACAACCTTTAGTATATCAACAGCTATCTGCGGTATTGCAGAGTCATAGTTTAGTTGATACCCCTTATACTTATTAAGGGTTTGTATTATTTTATGATACATACTTGTCTCCTTTTACCAATGCAACGAGGGAGTCACGGATGACCCCCTCTGCATAGTAGCTACGCTAATGTATACTCAGCGTACTTGTTGCCCGTGTGACTTTTAACTCGTTTGGTCTCAATATCGTTTCCCTCTGTTCGCAGTACGTTAATTACTGCGGCTAGTCGAAAACAACCACACCGATTTAAAGCCATCATAGGCGTAACAGGGATACCCTGTTTTAGCAAGTCTAAGATTATTAGCTTTTGGCTAGTATTACGTCTTGGCATAAATTCCTCTCTGAAATTACAGGGTGAATGTGAATCCCGAATTTCCATATTGTGAATACAATATCTATTGACTTTGTTCTGTGCATTATTCCACTATCTAGCATCGTATTAGTTTTCATTATCACTCCACCTATTTGGAAAAACTTTAATAGAGTTATGTATATTCCTTTTGGCACTATAAAAATGTCAAGGAAATTACTCACTATGACCTCCTTATTCTTTTTACTTTGGAGATAGAAAATCCCGGAATCTTTGCCCCTTGTACGAGCACCTCACGAGCTTTCTTTTTGTCTATAGCATCTGTCATTACAACCTTTTTAAAGTCATCAGGGATTTCATCTTCGTTCATTATTACGACAGGACCCCAAGTTTCGTACAATTTGTACCTTGCAGTGTCTGTCTCATAGACTCCATTTTCGTCTCCTAGTTCTTCAACAACCATTGGAATCAATGTATTATTAAAGTATCCTTTGAGACTTTGGACAGCCTTCCTTCTTACCTTCAGCCTTAATTCTTCACTTTTTATAGCTTCGATTTCAGCGTCAATAAGATGTTCTCGTCTACTTAACTCAAGCATAAAGTGGTCGATACCATCAACCTTTTTCCTTATTGTTTGCTTTACAGTTTCCATAGCACTTACCACTTCCGTGATGTCAGAATCATCAGTAGAATATTCAGCCTGTATTTCAAGGTCTATGTATTCTCCTAATAAGTCTTTAGTTGTCTTTTTAACAACCATCTAAGTGTCCTCCATCATTATGTCGTGCTTTGGTTTGGAATTTTGTTTCCTTACCTCTGTTTCGATAATGTACTCTACCTGTTTCTTTAGTGACCGTTTATCTTTTCTTGCCATTTCAGACAACAGGATTTTTGTTTTAGGGCTAACCTCAGCCTTAAGCATATGTGTCTTTACCACTCTGTACTCCTTTTACTGGTAATCTGAATGAAGGTGTCCATTCAAGGTCTACCTCAAATAAATCACCATCACTGTTTTTGAATAACTGTACTGTTTTATCTTTACTGTCTTGACGACCATTAATACCGATTACTTTCCTTGATGCGTTTTCAATAGCACCACTGCCCTTTCCTGCGTAAATGTCGAGTACTTCGTTTCGACTGTATTCACGTGAAATTTGAGAAATCTGTATAATGATAACATCACTATTAACAGCAAGATTCGATAGATAGTGTGAAATGTAACGAATCTGTTCATACTCGCCTCTAATATTTCTTGGAGTTTGCAATAGGTCAATGTAATCGACAATAATGATTGCTGGGTCTAGTTCCTTGATTTTCTTATTAATCATAGTTACTTCTCCAGCTACTGTCTGAATTACAATGTTACTAACATACTCTTTGAATGTTTTCCCAACATATTGATGGTTCTTAGTGACTTCTTCCTTACTCAGTCCACTTGCTATCTGTAGATTACGCCTGTGCATATACCAACCACTTAATTCTAAAGATAAGAATAGTGTAGGTAATTGCCACTCAGGTCTAATACAATCATTAGCAAAGTCATACCCTAAAGCTATATTTTGTGCAAGCGTCGTTTTATTAGAACCAGTAGGTCCAAATATCGTGACTAGCTCACCCGGATATATAGCACAATCCTTATCCTTTAGACCGAACATCTTTGCTAGGTCCAGCATCCTACCTGAATAATCAGTTTCTAATCTTTCAGACAGGTCTTTTTGTAACTCGTCAGCATTCTTTACATCGACTAAATAGTCTTTGTTCTTGTAATAAATGCACCTAGGGTCACATACAGGTACTAATATCTCATCTTGACAGCCATACTTATATCCTCCATTATAACTTCCTTCGACTTTATCAATTATAATTTGTGGATTCAGTTGGTTGTTGTTCCAATGTAGTAGCGACGCTTTAGCCGCTTCACTAGGGATACCGTGTCTACGCATATGTGATGCAATACGTAAAACAGTATTATTCCTAGTCCCAGAGACAGGTCCCCTTTTATAAAGAGTTTGTATACAGGGCACTATGTTTCTTGGCTCTGATACCTTTGACATCTCTTTAACTTCAGGAACGTCCTTATTAATGTGTTTCTCTAAGGATTGGTCTCCCCATAAGTCTGAATGTCCATAACTTAGTCTTCTACTACTAGCAATTTCGTGTATCTTTGCTACAGTTGATGACTGTACTTCTTCCAAACTTAATGGTACTTTGAATAACTGCGATTTGATGTTTAATGTATGCGGAAGGCGTATTAATGCTGTTCGAGTATAGACGGATGGGTCTATATCGCAGACTTCTTTTAGCATAGTCACCATTGTCTGTTTTACGACAAATGGTAGGTCAGGGCTCTCTTGAAAGCCAAAAGACTCATTACTTATATCTACGTGGTATCCATTACCAGAGAAATAAGTCTGAAAGTTCCCTTCCCTTAAACTTAACTCATTAATTAAGTGGTAGACTAATGCTTGTACTTGTCTAAGAGTATGCTCATCAGTATTCTGTCCTTTATCAATGTCAATAGGAATATCAGTGATACCTCTTGTCCCCAAGAAATTCTTTATAGTACCATTCTTTTTGATAAAGTTTAAAGCTTCTGCGTCATAAGTGTAGACGCTTTTATAGACAGCTTGATTTGCTCCCTGTTCATAGACCAAGTCCCATAAATCATCTATGAGTACGAGAGCCCCCCGTCTAGAGGGGCTCCCGACTGCGACTTCTACGTAATCCAGACTAAAACCTTGTAGGTTCGCCAGCAACGGTATTAGAAACACCATTACTAACTGGTCGAATTGCAGACATATCGGCTTCTTTAATAAGATTCTTGCCTTTAAGAAATTCTACATAACTTTGTAGCTCTTCTTTGGCTTTAGTCTCATTCTTTACCAGTCTTGGGTACACAGTTGTATATGACTTAGAAGGGTCTTTACGACCGGGTTCTTTGTATACATAACCATATGCGTCAAAACGTGGTACTAATGGGTTACCAGCGTGATGTTGCTCTAAGTATAACACTAGGTTATCTATAGAAGCACCATCGGCATCTACCCAATTACCCTGTACATCAGGACCTCCTTGAAAGCCCACTACATCAAAAAGCCAATAAAGTCTTTTCAATAAAGTACAAGTTTTGATGTTACCGTTGCTCTCCTTATCATAGGAGCCTGCAATCTTCATTTCCACAGGATACTGTGAACCTTCAATTTGCAGGGTGATACTAATAAAGACATCAGCCCAATCGAACATATCGGCTTTGTCTTCATAGCCCATTACAGCTACGGGTAGAAAACCCAAGAACTTACTTCCACCATCGGAAGCTTTGTCTAGGTCTTCTGGACGAAAACGCATTGTATTACTCATAGCGTTATTTCTCCTCTTTGTAGTTTAGGATTTCATCACGTACTACGTTAAAGTCAAACAGTAACTTCTTTTGATTCAGAGGCTTGAGTCGAGACCCAATTACTCTTTCATCATATGCTTCAAAAGAAACATAGTAGTTACCATCGTCCTTACTCGCAGTGGCATAACCTATTACATCTGCTTTGGCGGCAAGTGAATACCCAAGTCCTCTCGGGAGCTCAGGTCCAAGTTGTGCCTTACCATCTGTAACAACTGTTGATTTTGCGTGTGAAAGCAATACTAGATTGCCTCCTTTTTGTTTAATCAGCATTTGGAATCGTTTAATTACATCAATGTTCTTACGTCTGGCTTTTCCCCAGTCGGCTCCCCATTGACCCTCTCCCATTGCTGATATTCCCAGTTCCTCACAAACAGTGTATTCTATCCATTCGTTTACTTGACCTATCGTATCAATTACAATAGTGTCATATGGTAGACTATCCCACTCGTCAGCGAGCCAATTAAACACTTCGATTAACGAATATGCTTCTATTGGTTCACCCTTGTTCCCCCCAGCACGTGCTTTAAAACCACGTTCTAATGGAGGAACAATTTCGTTTTGTGCCTTACCACCCTTAGTTACCTGTTTCTTGTCTTTAAGAACAGGTCTTGTAGGGGGGTTTAAGGAAGCGATAGTTACTGCGTTTACTCCATCTACGAAATCAGACCCTAAGTCTGTATCTAATAGTAGGACGCCATCGTTTCCTTGTTCAGACCAGCCAGAAGCGGCTGTTGTTTTACCTGTTTTAGGCTGACCGATGAGTAGCCACGTTAGACCGGCTGGCATTGCCTTCCAGTCTGTCGAAACTTTCCTCACGGCTATCTTTGGTGATTGCATTTGCATCTCCTTTAGGTTTTGGTACTATTAATGTCCCATATTCGACCATATTAGGGCTCAGGCTAGACCAAATATAGTCATAATAGGCTAATTTAGCAATCATATTGTATACTTGAGCTGACCCAAGTGACACTATATGTTGCGTTGCAAATACTGTATGTTTCATCGAACAAGGTGCTTCTTCTACTGCACTTGTAGGAATCCATTCCTTTAGGTAATTGTCAGTATGTCTCGTTACTGTAGACATTTCTACTGTAGTTGCACCCATTCTTAAGTCAATAAAGAAATGACCAGTGCCTTTGGTACGAGAAAGACCGTCCTTCCACATATCATACACCATTCTTCTAGATTCCATATCATCTGTACAGACTATCATTTTTGGCAGTACTACTGAATTATATTGGAAATTGTTTTCTGCTCTAAATTGTTGCCAATCTTCAGAATATTCCCTATGTAAATCGTCTGCCGCTTCCTTCTTTAACTTACCTGATTGATACAAAGGATAAGCTGTTGAGCTGAAATTATGGTCTTCAACTCTATCACTATCCCATCCCCAAATTGACTGCCATCCCATAACAGTTAAATTTTGGAGAAGAAATGAACCAATCCCACCTAATCCTACTATACCTATCTCTGTTAATTTTGGAATAGGTATTAAATCCTTATTTCTAAGGAATCTTGTGCTTATTGCATCCATTTAACGAACTCCTTTAACATAATATGTGCTTCAGCACTGTTGCCGAACATAGCTATGTCTTTAATCTTAGTTGCTTCTTCACGTATTTTCTGAACTTTCTCATCTGCTTCGTTGCGTAAAGTGGAATTTATATAAGATGACTTACGTAAATATGATTCCCAGCCAATAAAGAAACTCTCAATGTTTATATTAGGCATATAAGAATGACTATACTGTGGTCCACTTGACTTTAGATTATTTCTTATTAATTTTTCCATTTGACTCTGATTAATTAGCTTTATTTTCCCATCGTCTAGTCCTTCTAAACAGATTGCTTTCTCGTTCTTTGGCTCCTTTACCTTGTTCCATATATCGTTCTCTTTCCTGAGAGTTATCTCGTCAATCCTATTGCAGAAATACTTCTTTTGTGGTACTGTCATACCCATACTACACTCCTTATTTATTAAGTTATGAGACTAGGGGACAAACCGGGAGAATTAACTCCCGAAAAGTGCACTCGATAGCATTGCTCTCTGGCTCTTTTTAACAAGATGTCCCCATTATAGTCTCGATCGGGTCAGTGGTCAGGCATATAATCTGAAACCACCAACTTTTCTCACACCAGTATTACAATCAAGACAAGACTTTCACTTGCCACGACTCCGCTTCCTCCCAGATTCAGAGTCCATACAGGGTTGGTGTATGTGCTTGTTTCTTGCATACTTAATTATAATACCTATGGTGTGATAGTTATCCGTAATAGCCTGATGCGTAAAGATGCGGGTCTACGTCTGGGCAATTACTACGAATTTTATCAATGAACTCGTGTTCAGTGATTACTTCTTCCTCTAGCTCTTCGAAGATAGCTTCAGCATTGACCAGTTGTGCTGTCAAACTTTCGTCCCAGCACTCATTGTTATCTTCGAAGGGAGTGCTATCGCTACGTTCTGGTCGTCCTGCTTTTTTGGCAAATCAGGTGTGTCGTCATAGTAACCATTGTAATATCCACCGTGTACATAACCGGGAGATTGATTGGGAATCAAATGAAGTTGACCATTCCCTCTAACATAGTTAGTTTTAACCACCTTTTGTGCTTTTTCTATCTTCTTCGCTTCAGCGACCCACTCTTTAGGTACATCCATTTTATAATCTGACTCTACGTCACCTTCTATAAAATTAGGAAACCCAAAATGGTCTCTGTAACTAACACCTGTACAGAAAGGGTCTTTTGCTGACGCTACTACTGTCGTGAAAAAGAGTCCTTCTGGTGGTGCTTGGTCAAGAGCTGTTGATTCATCAGTTCCACTGAAAAATGCTCCCATTGTATGGTGTGAATGTATTAACCCAAGATATGCGTCCTTTAAATGTGCATTCATCTTGTATATCTGGGGCAATATCTTGCCTAATTTCTCACCATCTACTTCTGTAGCAGTTCCATCACCTAAGTCCATAGCAACAAAATGTGCTAATGAAACTTTAGATGGGAAACCGTTCTTTTCACGTTTTATGACTTGATACCAAGCAGGTCCCGACCACTCGGTATTCTTAAAACGAGTCAATAGAAAGTTGATTTTCTCCACTATCTTGTTCGGCAAGTTCACCGTAAGCGTTGGTTCTTCTTTTACGATACTCATTCGTTACTCCTTTATAGAGAGTTGTTAGGTCACTTTTTAATATCCTAGTTACTTCACAATACATTTTGTTGAAGTACTTCTCCATTATATCTGTGACAGTTATGGGCAATAATGCTCTATGTATCTGCATCATTATTCCCCGAAGTTGTTCCCCATAAATCTCTCTTTTATTTATGGAAGTGTCTTGTTGTCCCTGTATTGTTAACCATTCAGCCAACATTTGTTTTGGGTCGAAAGGAAGTACACTTGCGTGAGTTGTCTCCATATTACCATACTCTCGTATAGCGTGAAGAAAACATAGCAATCTATAAGCATTTGTCCTAAATGGTTGAGATGCTATTACAGACCTTTCAATGTATGCCCCAAGAACTTGATTAACATCGCTGTTACTCATAAATACGTTAGCTCTTGGTACCTTATCCCCTAGCTTTGTATGAGCTATTAGACCCTTAGATTTCAAAACCTGTTGTAAATCAGCATACCTTGACCGTGTATGGTTAAAGTTCCCTAATCTATAGGTTATGTCTTCTAATACAGGAGGAATAGTAAAACAAATGTCTTGTCTACTAGAAAACAGTCCTTTTCTCCTGAAACCTGTCAATACTTCTTCAGCCACTGGATAAATGCCAATTTTTAGCGTATCTAGTGATTTGTCAAGCATTGTGTTGAGTAAAAGCCTGTATACTCTAGCCATTTTATCACAAAATCCTTTCAGAATCCTTACATCACCATCTTGTGTATCAATGGTATGGGTTAATGACTTTTTATAACCGAGATGTGCTATGAAAGCAGTCTCCCAGTCTATTTTCATACCACTAAGTATGTCTTTATTATCATCATACCAATCTGTGAAATCCCTGTAATGATTGCCTGTATTCCCTTGTCCCCTACTATGGTTGTCGTAATTTATAGCTTCAGCTAATTTCCTTATCACATAGTAATCTTTAAAGAAACGAATACCGTGATGATGTTGTCCTTCTTCTTGCCAATCTCTGTGATAATAGTTAATGTCCCAATAACAATCAACTCTCGTCCAATTATTAAGAAATGACTGTGATACATTTACTAATGCTGGGATATTACTATCTGCTATTGTAGCAGACCAAGGTGCTGAAAATTGTCCCAAACAAGGTACACCATCAGGTGAAATGTGTGGGTGTAAACTTAAGGGTAAATTATTCAAATTTGAGGTTCTGTAAGGACCCGCCGGAGGTTGGTCATCACTTAGTCCCGTAGTCAAAGTTTCTCTTAAGTTGTACCAATTTTGATAACTACTGTCCCTATCTGGGATTAATCGAACTCTACTAGGTTCAAACAAACTAAACTGTAAGGAATGTGCTTGTAAAGTCATAGGACTTCTAGCTCTTAGCTTGGGTACTCCTACCCTTACCTTGAAACTCTTATTAACTCTATCTGGACTATGAAACTTGATTCCTTTATCAATCCAAGTAGAAAGTCTTTGGTTAGCCACAGCTCGACTAGTAGATATTTGGTTCTCTTTACTGTTTAATCGTATCCATCGTATGATTAATGCTCCTAATGATTTCTCCATTATTCTTGTTCTCCTTAATGAGAATGGGGGCGGCTCTCCACCACCCCCAAACATCAATTTGTGGGCTCAGCCTGAAGTGACCTTGCTCGTAGTAAAAGAAACGAAATCTTCGTCTCTTAACTCTGAGTCAAGTGCAACTTTGTCTGAGTTCACAGTTATGGTAGCATTGTCCACTGAAATGCCTAACTGTTCAGCTATACTTGCTGGGCTGTTAGCATCTACAGTTTTGACAGTGCCGCCGAAGGTTTGTACTAGTACTTTAGCCATCTGGTCTGTTCCTTAACTGTTCGTGGTTATTAAGAGCTTTTTCTTGGGCGTCCACGTTTGGGCTTTTTCTCTAGTTCCCCGAGTCTAGCCACTACCGCCTCAAAATCAAGCATTAATTCGTTAAAGCTTGTATTCATTGAGTCTATGGCAGTTTTACTCTGCCTGTCTTCATAGAATAGCTTGTTTACTTGTTTCATTAAACTGAATGTCTTCTGTGATGTCCAAGTAGAAAAGTTTTCAGTTTTCCATCGTTCACCTGAAGCAGTTACAGGTTCCCAACACTTGTTACTTGCTGGGGGATTTGACTGTGGTGATGGGTATTTGCTTCCTTTATTACTGTACGTTTTATAGTTACGTGAACTCTGTCCAAATATCATACGATATAGTGGACGTAACATTGATTTGATTTTTCTCACAATGTCTCCTTGTTTTATGGTTCTGGGTTATACTCTGGCTCGAAACGGTGACCTAGTACATCAGGGTCTTCGGTGTGATTACAATCTAGGCATAAAATGCCAAGTTCGGAGTTTGCCGCCATACACTCTTCTAGCTGTGAGGCATAAGCATACTCTTCGAACACTGTGTTATAAGAATCACATTCCGCACACTGCAACTGTGCTGGGTCACCGCCTATGGGAACCGAGTTTTTTATGAAATCAGGCATCTCTATTCTTGTTTAAGAACAATGCCTTTTCACGCCAATAATCAACGTCTGCTGATAATTGCTCTACCTTCTTGAGATGGTACTGAAGAAAGGTTACAAACATAACCATTCCTATCATCAGTAAAAGGTAAGAGACTAACAACATCATATCAATTAGGTCTTTATGCTCAATAAAATTGATAATATCCAAGGCTACTCTCCTTCGTCACTACTTTGTTTAGAGTTGAGTTCATCGAGCTTGTCTTCTGCCACTCGTATCGCACTCTGTAACTCCTGAATTGTCATCTCCATTGCTTCCTTTATAGAAATGTCTAAAATGTCACAGGCATATGTGACCACGCCCTTGACGGCACCCACTAGGATGCCATCCCAAGCTGTAGAAGTCTTAGCCTTCTGTAAGCCATTGCTTCTGTACTCGCTCTAACAGTGAGCAAGCTTCCACGTACTATGAAATACCACTTTGGTTTCTCTGATTTAGTCATCTCTGACCTCCTTTACAGGGTTATGGATTAAATGATTAGGAGTATAGAAGATTGTACCTGAGACAGTACTGACTATTGTCAGCGTCCACTTACCTTCTGATTCGTTGTCTTATGTTTGGTTTACTGCTCTTTCGAGTCACGTATACATCTACCCTTCTACCATTACTGGCATACGACCCAAGACTCAAAGCTGTTAACTCCATTGTCTATAAGATACCATCCCCATTCACATAGGGTTAGGCTCTTAGGTCTCAACTGGCAAGTAGATTACTAGAAGATGTTGACTAGTTCTCCTTCTACTTTATGATGTTCCGACTATACAGACTTGTTTCTGTATTTAAACGAACGTACTATCAATCCTTGACGGTTACCCTACGACAATTATAGCCGTTTAGAGTAGTGGACACCGAGTTGTCTCCCGACATTCACTTCATCCACTTGATAGTCTATAGCCACCCGCCTGCTGTTGGCTTAAGGTGTAACTCTATAGATATACTACGCCATAATACTTTGACCGCTAAGTCGTAGTCTTATGACTCCTAAATGTTAGAACGATAGTCGAGCACTCACTTGCCCAGCGTCCTATTTACAATAAATCTTTACGTACTGAATGACTAACAGTTATATCGCCATTAGGGCAATGCTGTTAGCCATACAGAATTAGTGCTAGGATATCTCTACCCTTTTACACAACTGAGAGTGACTCACCTGTGCAGGTTACGAACCATTCACTAAAGTTAGTCGACTGTTCGTTACTACATACGCTTAAGTTTAAATATGGGATATGTTCATTGCGTACTCCACTTAATAGATACAGCCGACATAAGTCTTCTAATAACCGCTTCCTTTACGTAGGTTTGATAAAATATAAGCTATAGCGATGCCTGTGTGTGGCTGGCACCCAGAATGGGTACCAACGCACAGGTTTGAGCGATATCAGATGTCGTGCCAATAGGCACCTGATATCTAGCTACCGGATTCAGTCGGAGACGGAACTGTCAGCAACTTCCATAGACAAATCGGCAACGATTGGTTTATAGAAGTATGCCTTGGCAGACGGAAGACCGAGTTCTTTGTTCGGCTCTAACTCCATCGTCTTGGAAAGACGATAGTCAGTTTGAGCTACGAAACAAAGTTCGGGCTTTTGTGCACCAAGGTTGCTTACAGCGTTGGCTTCGAGTAGAACAGGCAGGGTACTATCAGTATCACTAGTAGTGATGCGGATATTGTCACTGGGAATCCAGCGACCATTCCTGTCTGTTTCGTGCTCGAAGACACCGTTTATAACTGAACCACGATAGGTATTCGATACACGTATCGATATAGTCTTCGTTTTAGCCATAGCGTAAACTGTCCTTCGTTTAGGTTATTGATAATGCGTTCCAAGTTATAACTCGGATACACAGTAGCCAGCAGGGGCACTGCACCAGTAACAGTGCGTTAAGGAGCGTAGCGACTGCTTTACTCCCGTAGGGACGGGCGGGTTGTGTAGCTTGAGAGCTTTCTCAACCCGGCATCGACCCCTAGGGGGTAAAAACGCACGGGTACGGTGCAATGTATATCCCGTACTCCCACTCTACAGCAATTTTCTAATGTTTTTGGATTTGCTCCTTGGAATCGGTTAGTGCTACTACCCATTTACAAGGTATCCCTTCAAAAGCCTGTTATTACTTATTTTAAAGTTGTGAACCTAAAGTAAATGATAGCCCTTGTATATTCGATTTATTTGTTTTACATTTTTAGTAATATTTGGTTGTTATAGTACCCTTACACCATTAAGTGTACTTAACTATTTATTAAGGGGTAGTTTCGTGTTAGACAAATACTTAAATAGTGATGGTGAGTTAGATTACCAGAAGCTGTGGTCAGAAGTAGGTGCCATAGGTGGCTTTGGGTACCAGCAGAGACGAGAATTGTTATATAAGGAGGTCGTAAATGCCTACAATACTAAGAAACGCAATCAGGATATTCCAGCTAGGGATAGACCTGAGTATATTGAAGTTAAGGATAGCCCTCATAAGGGTTTTTTGTTTTCTGGAGGACGTCTTCCAACTGAAGAACAGGTCGTTCTGGAAGTAAACCATCAGGGCAACCGTTCTTTTGTTATGTCTGAAGATGAATACTGTATATATGACGCTTTTGATTCTGATTACCTAGTAGAGGTGAAGGTGAGAAAGAAGTGGTATCCCGATTGTCTTGTACAGTATGACAAGTATGACCTAAATTTAAAAGAATCGGAGCAAGATGGTAAGGAATTCCTTTATATAGTCTCCGTAGGTGGGGATATATATGTATTTAACATTACTAAACTGAATGCAGAGAAGTACAATTTCAAGTGGGATTGGAGAGAAATGCCAAAGAACACTGATTTTGGTGGTTCTGATGATAAAATTGTAAAATTTGTTGGATTTATAGACGTTACTAAGGCAAGTGTACACTATAACTATCAAACATAACGATATTGGGGCGGTTGAATACCCCATATACTATTCTCAAGAAGCCATTGACAAGGATATCGACTTTGATTACTGGCAGGACGCAGAAGAGGGGCAATATGCCCTAACGGATGATGGATATGTTGCAAAGATTATTAAGAAAAAGGTCTATACAGATGATATTGGGCGTGAGTCTTATTATTATAGAATGCCATTTGGGTATATTATGTGGAATCCTAAATACCCTGACAAGAAGTTCTGTGCAGGGGGACGTTCCGCTAATAATACATTTACTGGCAAGAAGTGGCTGGATGTAGCAGTAAATACAGAGCCATATAAGGCTTTAGCTATGTGGGCGGCACTCACGGAAGACAGAGATATAGCTATAGACCAAGTATTTGGTCCAGTTTCTACTGGGAAACGCCGTAAGTTAAGACGGCATATGAGAACAGAGAGTTTTAAGACTATGAAAAGAGACGAAGCACAGAAACTTTTAACCGATAGAATGATGGATGCCAATTTTTTCATTGATTTAATGAATGAAGGCATTGATATGGCTAAGGAAAAGAAAGATGTTAACTCAATCAGGGGTTTTGTTAATGATGGTATGGAGATTCACGGTATGAAAGACAAAGATACTGTGGTTACTACCGAGCGATTAGAGGCTGTACAGACCCGTAAACTGATTGATAACATAAATCAAGAAGAAGAAAAGCTGATTGCGACCCGTAAGGTGGAGCAACCAGTAAAGGAGACAAGGGATGATGTGGATAAAAACTCTACTGGAGCCTGAATACTTCCCAGCTTGGGAAGTATACTTACTATTTATGCTATTATTCTTTATTAGCATAACAGTTAGATTAGCTAGGATAGAAAGGAAGTTAGATAAATGATTGAACTATGTTTATTAGCCGTAGCGGTACTCGTTATTATAAATAGTGAACTCTGGGTAAAGGGGTTTTGGGACAAGAATGAAGAGTGATTTAAGTAGAACTCCCCAAAATCAGCAAGTACCTTGGAGACAGGCTAGGAAAATCCTGTTCCCATATGCTGACCCTGTTGAGAAGGATAAGCAATGGATTACCGATAGAGACGACTTATTCAAATTAAACGGAAAGGACTGGATGGTGAAGTTATGGAACAAGTTCTGGTAGTTGACGACTACGAACAACGGTACGCCGCAAAGAAAGCACTAAGGAAACTTCGTGACAATATAGGTCTTTTCGGCAAGACTATGTTCCCTACTGCCATAAACAAGGCAGTTCCCCCATTTCACCACGATATCTATAAAAACTTATCAGACGGTCTTGTTAAGAGGCTTCTTATAGCCGCCCCTCGTGGAACGGCTAAAAGCACAGTGACCTCCTTGATACTGCCCCTTCATCGAGCCGCTTTCAAGCCGTCTGATAAAGACCTTTTTATAGTTATTATATCTGAGAGTCAAAGCCAGAGTATAAACTTCTTATCCCGTATTAAGCATCACTTAGTTAATTCTAAGAATTTTATAGAAATGTTTGGCGATATGGGACCAAACACTGCAAAAAGGTGGACTAACAATGACATTGTACTCGCTAATGGAACGAGGATTATTGCTGTTGGTACTGGTCAGCGTGTTCGTGGGTTTATTGAGGGTGATACTCGTCCTAATCTCATTATTGTAGATGACTATGAATCAGAGCTAAACGCCGCTACACCTGAAGCTAGGGCTAAGAACAGGAAATGGATAACAGAAGCAGTCATACCATCTCTTTCTGACGAAGGTAGGATTGTAATGATTGGTACAGTTATATCAGAAGACTGTTTCCTATATTGGGCTAAGGACTCTCCGGCTTGGAAAGTCTTATGGTTTGCTATAACGAATGACGATGGCGACAGTATATGGGTTGAAAGATTCCCTATGAGTCGTATTCACGCTATAAAAGCAGAGTTTGAGTCGGTAGGAAACCTAAATGGATTTTATCAGGAGTATATGAATGAAGCACAATCACCGGACAATGCACCGTTTAAGCCAGAGTATATTAGATTACACCACTACCATTATAAACGTATTAATGGGCAAAATTGTCTCGTTAGGGTTATTGATGGTTCGGAAGAGCAAAAACCTGTGGAAGTCTATTGTGGCATTGACCCTGCTAGTAGTCTATCTGCTCGGTCGGACTTTTTTGTTATTGCTACTATTGCTCTTGACAATGCTGGGAATAAGTATATTGTGGATATATTCAGGGATAAAATCAATCCTGCATTCCAACCTGATAAAATTATCGAGATATATAAAAGGTATCGTCCGAAGAGGATGAAAATTGAAACAACTGGGTATCAGGAAGCGTTACGTGCTAGTGTAAGGAAGATTATGATGGAAAAAGGAATGTATATACCCGGATTAGAGAAAGGGATTAAACCTAGGTCTAGAAAGAGTGAGAGGCTGATGAGCCTTGTAGCTCCTTTAGCTAGGGGGGAGTTCTTTTTTAGAAGCCAAGATTTAGTTCCACAGCAAGAGTTTCTATCTTATCCAAAAGGAAAGCACGATGATTGCCTAGATGCTATATATTATGCACTAGATGGAGCTAAACAATGTCGTGTAAAAGATTTTAACCCAGATATGCCAAAAAAGAAGAGAAAAGTTCTTGACTGGCTCACACAATAAGCTGTAAGTTCCGAAGATGGCGTACGTAGAGAAAGAAACAGATGTTTCTCCTACAATGGTTGAGGACACCCAGAAGATTTGGAAGTCCTATTCAGAAAAACGAGATACTTGGGCACAACACGCTCAGGAAGATTCCGAGTTTCGATTGGGGAGACAGTGGACAGCAGAACAAACAAGAATCCTACTTGAGAGGGGTCAAGCACCTCTTGTAGTTAACCGTATCCACCCTGCTGTAGAAGCCGCAAAGGCTATGCTAACAACAGGGAGACCCCAATTCCGAGTATCCCCCAGAGAAGACAGTGACAACCAAGTTGCACAAGTCTTTAATGGATTACTGGAATATATGTGGTACATCTCCGACGGGACTCAGGCACTCCGCAACTGCATAGATGACTACTATACTATGGGTATGGGGACTATGATGGTTTATATTGACCCCTTGAAAGATTATGGTAGAGGAGAGGTCTGCGTAAGAGATGTAGACCCATTAGATGTTTATATAGACCCTAACTCTAGGGACCGCTTATGTGATGACGCAGAGAACATTGTTATCTCTAGGCTCTTCACTAAAGAACAAGCAATGTCTATGTATCCTATGTATGAGGATGCAATCAAAAATGCCCAGAGCGATTTACATACAGATAGACCAACAACATCAAGAGTTGATACTAAAGGGGTAATATTCCCTGAAGATACAGCTACTAAAACTGATGCAAGTTGGGGCGAGAACTCCGAATATATCAGAGGTTACGAGCGTTACTACAAGATATGGGTTAAGAGATTTCACGTAAAAAATAATTTAGATGGTAAGGAAGAAGTCCTTTTAGCTGAGGATATGCCAGAATTCCTAGAAAGACCTGCTATTAGTGTAAATGGTCAGATAATCTCTGACCCGAAGAAAGCTAGTGGTATTATACAACAGGTACAGGAAGAATGGCAAAAAGCGGCACAAGAAGCCCAGATGCAAGAGCAGGACGCTCCTCCACCGCCAGTAATAGAAAAACTGACATATCAGGATTTAGTAGAACAAGATATTATCGAGACCGTGTCGGTACCTGTACAACGGATAAAGATGTGTGTAATAATGGGTGATTCCTACTTATACTCTCGTATCCTTCCTATTGACCATTATCCCATCGTGTTCTTTATGAACATTCACAATCGAACGCCCTACCCAGTGAGCGACGTACGAATGGTCAAAGATATGCAGGAATATATAAACAAGACACGGTCTCTGATAATAGCACACGCTACTACTAGCACAAATACAAAGATTTTAATACCGTCTGGTTCGGTAGATATGCAAGATTTTGAACAAAGATGGGCACAACCCGGTGTTGCCATTGAGGTAGATATGGATAATGGGGCTCCACAGCCAATACAACCAACTCCATTGCCTAATTCTTTGTATCAAAATGAGCAAATGGCTAAGCAGGATATTGACCATCAACTAGGATTGTATGAAATGATGCAAGGTAATTCACAAGCCGCACCAGATACATATAAAGCTACAGTCGCACTTGATGAATTTGGTCAACGAAAGATAAAGTCCAAGTTACAGGATATAGAGACGGGGCTAGTTAGAATGGCTAAATGTGCTATTCCGCTTATGCAACAACTATATCAAGCCGAGAAGGTTGTTAGACTAGTACAACCTAATAATTCGTTAAGTGAATACGCTATCAACAAGAAAATGTACGACGACAAGACAGGCGTTACAAATGTAATGAACGACATATCAAGAGGTACTTATGATGTTGTTGTTGTTACTGGTAGTACGCTACCGACTAACAGATTTGCTCAACTAGAAATGTATATGGATGCTTATGAAAAAGGTATTATTGACAAAACTGAAGTTCTTAAAAAGACAGAAGTCTTCGATGTGGAAGGTGTTCTTCAAAGGACAGACACTGTGGGACAGCTTCAGGCTCAAACTAAACAAATGGAAGAGCAGATTAAAGAATTAGAAGGCGATTTGCAGACAAGAGAACGTGAAAACTATCACTTGAAACAGAAAGCTGAATTAGAAAAATTCAAAGCAGACCTCGACAAAACTTCAACCCAGTCTAAAATGTCTGGCAAGTTGTTCGAGAAACGCCTTGATGATGCACTAGGACAAGTAAAGGCGGGGGTCAAAGAAGAGGCTTCCCGTGAGTCCAATTAACAACCTTTACCCATTGTGCGAATGGTAAGGACAAAAAAAGGAACTCGAAGATGGTAGAGCCAGAAGTTACCCCGAATCCAGCAGAAATGCCGGTTGCGGATATTTCAGCACCCGAAGAGTTAACTCCTGATGACATTTTTAGTCAGGATAATCAAGTTGGCGATTTTTTTAGAGCTCAGTTGGCAGACGAACCGGAACAGAAACCCGGACCTCAGACTCAACAAGTAGCAACAGAAGAAGCCCAGCCTGATAATGATACCGTGAGGTATCAATACTGGCAATCTGAAGCAGATAAGGCTCGTAATGAGAATGAGCAGTTAAAGGCTCAAATTCAACAAGCCCCTCAGCAACAGGTTGCGTCTGTACAAGAAGCACAGACAGATGACATAGAAGGATTTCCCCCTCCACCTGAGAAGCCTCGTCAACCGACAGGGTTTAACAGAGAAGAGGCTTGGTCCGATTCTGGCAGTAATTCAGCCCGACACCTTAATGATGTTGATGCTTGGCGTGATAATATGGACGAATATAACCGACTCCATAATGATTACAATGCCGCAGTGATGAATGAGGAAAGGGCTAAAATGCGAGATGAAAGAGAGAATATTCTTCGTCAGCAATCAGAGAAAGAACAGTATGAGAGTAATATGAGTGGTGTACGAGATACTTTGACGCAAAAATATCAGGCATCTCCAGAAGAGATAACTGATTTTGTTAGGGTTATGGAGTCACCAGATAGTGTTAATCTCGACAATCTTTTTCAGCTATACCGTTTGAAAAATGGTGGGCAACCAACTCAGGGACAACCTGTAGAGAGAGCGAATAGTCAAACTCCGTCAACGGATAACTTTGACCAAATGAAACGTGCTCAACAGGTACCGTCTCCAATGGGGGTATTGCCCAGTAGTAATAAGAACGCTGTAGGGAGACCTGAAGACAATGTTATGGACTCTATGCTTACAGATTACAATAATCGAAACCCTTGGACGTAGAGGAGTAAATAGCTATGGCAAATGCTTATAGTTTAAGCACAGGAAATGCTAAAGGGTCTTTAGACCAAGTTAGTATTAACGACTCCCGCCGAATTTTTAATTTTGGTGAGAGAGTATCCGAGTTAGCTCCACAGCAAAGTCCGTTTTTCGTTTATCTGTCAAAAGTTGCGAAGACAGCTACTGACGACCCAGTATTCAAGTTCCTTGAACAGCGTCATCAATGGCAACGTCGTAACTTTAGCCTTAAAACCGCTATAGCAAGTAACATTGCTAAGGGTGCTGATACAGCATCTCTTAAAGTGGTTTGTGGGTACGACAAATACGGAGTAGAATCCGCAACAGGTAAGAACGCCGCACCTCAGTATTTTGTAATAGGTCAAGTAATTCGCCTAGCTGGTAAAGCTATGCGTATTAAGACTGTTGATTCCGTCGGTGACGGCGAATCAGCTACATATGCCGCAGGTACAGCCGCTACTTTTTCCGAGATTACTTGTACCTGTCTTGAAGCATCTGGGGCTATTGCCGCAGATAAATTAGGACAAGTTATTGGTAGTGCTTGGGCTGAAGGTAGCCTCGACCCTGATGGATGGAAAGACGAGCTTTACTCAAGAGAAGGATACTGTCAGATTTTTAAGACAGGAATCCAGCTCTTTAGTGGAACTGCTTTGGCAACACGTTATCGTGGCAGACCTGACGAGTACCGTCGGGTGTGGTCAGATAAGTTAATGGAACACAAAATGGACATCGAGCACGCTATGCTTTACGGTGTTGGGGCTTCTGATGAAGCCGCCGCCGCCGGTCCAGTTCGTTATAGTTGGGGTATTGTACCCTATACTGAACAGTATGGTAATATTTTTAATTACACATATGCTAGTTCTGACTATGACAGCTTTATTGATTCAATGGAGACTTTTTTCGCTCCAGAATCTGGTAATAGCGGCGACAAGTTAGTTCTTTGCTCACGTAAAGTACTTGCTTGGTTGAACAAATTGGGAACAGGTTCGTTTTTGAACAACACCGTTGGGACTGCACAGTTCAAAATGGATGTTCAAAACATTCAAGGTTCTTTCGGACATATGGTCACGAGAGTAAACACCTTGTTTGGTAACCTGCACTTTGTTGCAGAACCTCTGTTTCGTAACCAAGACGAGAATATGGCAGTTGCTATTGATTTAGCAAATGTTAAGTATCGTCCATTATCTGGCAATGGTGTCTCAAGAGACACTCACATTGTCACTAACGTCCAGAATAACAATGTTGATGGACGGAAAGATATGATTCTAACCGAAGCCGGTTTAGAAATCAGTCTTCCTGAAACTCACGCTGTTATGAAGTGGACGTAGGATACGTAAACGATTTATGGGGGGCTTTTTTAGCCCCCCATAATGGTAACTAACTATGTCATTTACGACTAAAATAAAAAGATATGTAGGTCAGACTGACACCCTAGCTTCAGGTAGTGTTGATACAGCCTTAACTCAGGCAGTGGATTACACTCTTAGTGTAGTTAAGTCTGCATCTCCACAGAATTTACCATTATTTGGTAGAAAGGTTATAGTAGGTGGAGCTTTGACATCTGGATATATTAATGGTATTTCTATATTAACTGCTGGTAGTGGCTATTCTAATTCGTCTACTATTATTTTTTCTGGAGGAGGTGGTACTGGGGCAACAGGATTTTTAACTGTTTCCTATGCGAATGGTAGTGTTATCACTAGTGTTGGGCTTGGTTCATCAGTTGGTAGTCCTTCAACTAAAACTGGTTCTAATTATACAAGTATTCCTACAGTAACAGTGGGGAATGCAGGTGGTGGTAGTGGAGCTACTTTTGCTGTAACTGCTGTTATAAAAGATGGAATGGACTTAGGTGCATTAAATATTTTCGAGATACTAAAGGTAGAAAGAAATGGCTATATAGCCGAACCATCTTCAGCCGATAATAAGCATAAAGTATCTGATACGTCTAGTATCTATAGGGCTTTAGCTATAAGCCCTGTTTATATAACAGACTTTGAAGGGGTCTTACGGATTTATCCAGATTCAAGTAGTTCCGAACAAGCGATTATATATTGTATATCATCAGGAGATGGTAAAACTATTAATGATACAAGTGAGACTATAGTAGATAATGATTTAGTATTCGGCACAACTACTTCTACTGGAGAAGAGAACTTCCCATCAGGGTGGAAAGAACTTGTCGTTTTACACGCATCTGAGCTATGTCTTATTGAAAAGTTAGGGGATATGACTCTACAATTACCTACTGACTTAGACGATACCACTGTCTTCGATAAGATAGGTGATGTTGACCTTAGTATTACGGGTCTTACACAGGGATTGCCAACTAATTTTAGTCAAACTATTACAATGCCAACTTTTACCACTGTTACTTTTCCATCTAATGAGATAGGGGACCCATTGAGCAAGGCACAGGCTATGATAGATGAGTCAAGTATGGGTGGTGGTGAAGAAAATCAGAGTGCCCAATATTGGTTACTAGACGAAGATGAGGATATGGTTGGTTCAACACTTTCTGTAGCCGCACAAGAATTAAACAGGGCTAACACTATTCTTTCTGAACACCAGTCTCAATTAGGTAATAAGGTACAGGTATTTAATAATGAAATGACAAGATATACTTCTGAGATACAGAAGGAAGCTCAAAGAATTGGTCTAGATATATCAGAGTATCAGGCAGAGTTACAAGACGCATTGCAGAAAAAACAAAATATTTTACAAGAATACTCAACAAATCTTGGTAAAAAGATGAGTTCTTATACTACTCTTATACAGAAGATATCTACTGATTATCAATGGCTTACTCAACAGTTACAAGTAATAACCGGTAAGAAACAAGAGTTCATACAATCTTTTAAGGCATCAATGACACCCGAGAATCCTCAGGAGAAGACCATATGAAATTACAAGAAATGGTAGAACGGGTACAACAACATCATCCAGATATGGGAGTTACTGAGATAGTTAAGTCTTTAAACGACGCTATGAACGATATGGGGTTTAAAACAGATATTGTTGAATCTGCTGACCAGTTTGAAACTATCGTAGACCAAAGAGTATATAAATTAAAGAAGCATATCATAAAGATAAAAGCCGTAGATTACGATGGTAAAACGATTAAAAAACTACTTGGTAGACCGCTTGAAAGGGATTTAACATAGTGGAAAAGCAATCTTTAAGTATTAGCCAATGGTTATGGTGGGTCGAGAGAGACTCTGTTATGATAGGATATTATGACTCTTCTCTTGATAAAGTAACATCTCCGTCAGTAGCTAAGACGATAACCTTATTCTATATACAACGACCTGATAAATTTTTAATAACAGGCGAGAATCCAGAACGAGATGGTTTTTCTGCTGAAGATACATATCTAGATGTTGCCCTAAGTAATACAACTCCTCCAGCAATGTTAGAAGCTAATATGCTGAGTCAAGAGGCTGAGATACCAGAACAATTTCACGAAGCCCTAGTCTCTAGGGTTATAGCTAATGGATATGAGAGACGGGTAGAAACAATTCAATTAGCATCTTACTTCTTACAAAAATATGAAATTGGTGTAAAAGAATGTAAAAAGTATGCTTATCGAGGAAGAGATGGTTCTCCAATCGCAATCAGAACACAGGATTTCTAATGGCTCTAGGTGACGGAATAGGAAATCTTAACTTTGATAAGGTACAGTGGTACTTTAATCAGCTTGGAGTAGCTTTTGATAACACCTTAGTAATGTTATTTACTAAGATTCCAAAAGGGGTTCCAGTAAGTTCAGTAAGAGTGAAATTCCCGACTGCGGTTGTTATGAGTCAGGTTACACCGCCAACAGCACCAACATATACAAGGGTACCATAATGGCAGGAACATTAAGTAGTCCGAATAAGATAAAGGACGTATATACAAAGTTAGTCTGGTTTAATACAGCAGACAGCAAATTTTACAGGGACAATGGAACCGCAGACGTAGAAGTACCTGTCGGTTCTTCACTTGTCACTGGCAATCTTTTGAAGCATCAAACCTCTGGAACTGTAAGTTCTGGTGATTTGTTTCAGATATTAAATAACAGCACAGAAGTGTTCTCTGTAGACTATCAGGGAGCAGTGCATCTTAAACCAATGACCTCAGCACCAACGAATAATGCCGAAGGAACTATTTATTATAGTAGTTCAAGTGACACTTTGATGGTCTCTGTGGAAGAATAGGAGAATAAGGCTATGGCAAAAGTCTGGAAAAAACTCCAGAGAGCAGATAGTGACTATACAGGCAATGTTACCGGAAAGGTAGACAATGTAGCTGTAGCCACTATTAAATCTGGGGCATCGGCTGGAACAACAGCAAAAGTCGTTACCGATGCGGCATTTACAGGTAACGTATTAAAAGCCGCAAATGCGGCTGACGCATTAAAAAACTCAGAAGTAGATGCGGCTCACGTAGGATTAGGAAATGTTAGCAATACAAGTGATGCTAACAAACCTGTATCAACAGCACAGGCAACATCAATAGGTCTAAAAGCATCTATAGCAAGCCCCACATTCACGGGAACTGTAGGCGGGGTAACTAAAAGTCACGTTGGACTCGGAAGTGTAGATAACACTGCCGATTCGGCTAAACCAGTTTCATCTGCTCAGGCTACCTCTATTGCGACTAAGGCACCAACAGCGAGCCCTACCTTTACCGGTACTGTCGGTGGTGTTACCAAAAGTCACGTAGGACTTGGTAGTGTTGATAATACCGCAGATAGTTCTAAACCGGTATCTAGTGCACAAGCAACATCTATCGCTTTAAAAGCTAGTATCGCATCTCCAACATTTACTGGTACAGTAGCAGGTGTAAGCAAGACACACGTTGGACTTGCGAATGTAGATAATACTTCAGATGCCGCTAAGCCTGTTTCTACGGCATCGGCAACATCTATCGCATTAAAAGCATCTATAGCTAGTCCCACTTTCACGGGTACAGTAGCTGGAGTTAGTGCAACTCACGTAGGACTTGGCAGTGTAAGTAACATTACTACTACGGCTATGAGGGAAGGCGTAACTAAGGGTAATGTCGGATTAGGCAGTGTTGATAATACATCAGATGCAGGGAAACCCGTATCAACAGCACAAGCAACATCTATCGCTACAAAAGCTCCAACTGCATCCCCTACCTTCACTGGTACGGTTGCTGGTGTAAGTGCGACTCACGTTGGATTAGGTAGTGTAAGTAACATTAGTACTGCAACTATGAGAGCTGGAGTGACTAAAGCTAATGTTGGTCTTACCAACGTAGCTGATGCTTCTATAGCAACTATTATGAGTAATAATCTCACAGGTACGTTTGCCGGCTCAACTCTAGCGGAGACTAAAGCCGCCGCAGTATCAACTGCTACTACTAACATTGTTGGTGCTTCACCGGGTGTTCTAGATACGCTTACAAAAATATCAAGTTCACTTGCTAACAATGCTACTCTATCGAGTACATTAGTAACCTCTATTGCGACAAAAGGAATTAAACCGTTAACTATAGCTAACCCAGCAACAGCTCCTACGGACGATGTTGGTGTACAGGGTATATATAGTGGGCAACTCTATGTAATACAGGACATCTAATGGCTAAGTCTATTCAGCAATTTAAACTAAAAAACCTATCCAATGGTGTCCCTGTTAGTGGACACCTAGGGGTAGGTGTAAAGCTTTTTGGAGCTGAGTATGACTATTCATCTTTGAAAGATAGTCTCCTAGAAAAGGGGTATGTCCCAGATGAGTATGATTATATTGCTTCAAATGCTGAGGGAACAGTTAAATACGGTAGCCGTAGAGTTTGGCTTATGCAAAACGATATGGGGATGGACCAAGAGACTGAGGTAGCTTGTGAAGTTTGGACAGACGCAGAATGGGAAAAGGAACAATGTTCTAAATTAGATGTGGATGACTATATGTCTGTATGGGACTCTAGTAAAAAAGAGATAACCTCTCCTAAGAGTTCAGTACATACAATAAGCGATTTAGAATTGGACCTAAAACCATTCATTGACTATCATAAGATGAACGCTGACATAGCGGGTTATGATTATGCTTTTAAGGTTAAACAGCCAGATGGTACTACAAAAGTAGTAGATGCTGGCAAATCCGGATGACTTTCTGGCAGGATGTCGAGGCAAAATTAAAAATTGACAGAAATAAACCTGATATAGAGAATGAAATAGTCATTGATTTACAGAAACAACTGTCTCGGTTAACCTATAGTGATGTAGAGTATCTCTATACGACACTACTTGATAAACAGTTCAGGGGGAGAGAGATAGAGGAGGCAACTGCTCTATTATTAAAATTAAGGTTCATTAAGAACCAGTTAAAGGAGGAAGGTAGTGAAGTTAAAACAGGTTAAATGCACAACACAAGAATTGCAGGCAGTTTGCAATTTACTAGAAAAAGTTAATGTCGGGGTAAAGGATGGAATGTGGGTTTATGAAATGTATAAAAAATTCGATAAGGCTTTTATTGAAGCGGCTGAAGCAGACCCTGAGTGGGTTGAAACAGAAGAAGAATCTATAGTAGCCCAAGATGGCTAAAGTTTGGAAACAATTACAACGAGCTGATTCAGCTTTTGCTGGGAACGTCACAGGTACTGTTGATGGCGTTGCAGTAGCCACAATTAAATCTGGTGCGGCTAAAGGTACCACATCTAATCAGGATTCTACTTCTACTATAAGAAGTGGAACTACCGCCGCTAATGTAGGGTTAGGGAATGTCCCTAATTACTCTGCGGCTACAATGAGAGCTGGAGTATCTGCAAGTGATGTAGGATTAGGAAACGTACCTAACTATTCTGCCGCCACAATGCGTGGTGGAGTAACATCTTCGGATGTAGGTCTTGGCAATGTGGCTAACGAATCACGTGCTACTATTCTTGCTGGTACTTTTACTGGTGATGTAACAGGTACTGTTAATGGGGCAAGTGCCGCAACTATAAAGTCAGGTGCCGCTTCTGGAACATCAGCTAAATCTGCTGTAGATGGTAACGCATCCATTACTATGGTTGGTGGTACACTAAGTATTGGTACCACAGTTGGTGGTGTGTATCCTTTTGCCGTATCAAGCAGTGGAGCACTGGCTATTGCCGGAGATGAATTTACTGTTGCCGCTACTGGAGAAGTAAGCTCTAAGGGTAGTTTTACTATTAATCAAGACGCAAGTGGAGATTCTGAGATAATACTGGCGGGCGACAGTACTGGTACTGCTAGAGTAGAAGTTAATGGAGCTAACCCACAATTTGACTTAGGGGGGACTAGTCCACTAGGTTCGTCAACTATGTATATAAGAAGAGGTGGTACAGGAAACTCAGGCAGAATCTTGTTTATTACAGGTTCAACTACTACAACCTATGTAGGCTCTGCTAATCAACCGATTGCTTATAACGACCAGTTTGGAATCCATCACGCCCATATGTACGACAACACCTCACCGTATTTCGAAAGAGATTTTTCATTGGATGCTTCTGGTAGAATGGGTTTCTGGGCTAATGATAAGACTGCATTTAATGGAGTTATTATAGGTTCTGATGGTACTAATAAAGGTTTATATGTAAAGAATGGCGGGATAGGCGTTGGTTTTAAAAACACTACCGATGGGACATTACAAACTTCAGGCAATATTACGGTTGGTGGTATCCTTAACAGTAATGATACAGATGCGTATGATAAGATTAGAGTCTGGGAAAACAGTAATTATACAATAGGGATGAAATCAGCTTGTACCTTTGGTTCCCTCAATGATTACGCAATGACCTTTACTATGAATAATGATGGTGACAGAGGATTCTTATGGAGAGACGTAAGTGATAATGCTTCTGATGGTGCTATGTCTCTTACTACAGGGGGGTCATTAGCAGTAAAGAAAGGTATAAACGTAGGAGTAAAACAAAACCCTCTTATAGGGGGGTGGCATTCAAATGACAAAATATTTGTTACTCCAGCAGATTTTATAGTAAATGATGATAACAGTTATTACAATGTAGCACTAGTAGATAATGGTGGTGAATTAAAGCCTATGACATCAGCATTAGAGGCTTATGTTAATATTCCAATCCCAGAGGGATATAAAGCAGTAACATTCAGGCTTAATGGTACAGGTAGTGTAAGTATTGGTGCTTATTATAGTGATGTAACTACAGCTACAGCTACATCCTGTCAACCACCAACTACTGTTTATACAAACAACGACTACACGTTTTATTCTTCAGCAGTAGCGTACACTTCCTCAGGTAGATATATAATTTTAAGATGGGCACCATCCTCTACTTCTCATAGATTGTATGGTGGCTACATAACAATAGAACCAACATAGGTATAGATGTGTCTAAAGAAAAATTATCTAATAATTCATTAGTAAACTTAACATCGAAGCCAACTTCATATAAGACGCAATCAAAGCTTGCACACCTTTATAATGAGAGCGATGTTCAGATTACTAGCACACAAGACCCTATAACGCACAATCTTATTAATGTAATAGAAGAACTTAGAGCAGACTTCAATAAACTTCACGATGATGTACAGCACGTTTATAGAATGTTGTATAATGCTTTTGGTACTGCTGAATCTGAAAAATGGGATTCAGTAGGAGCTACAGGAGCTACTGGAGCTCAAGGGGCTACTGGAGCTAAAGGTTCTACGGGTAGTGCCGGAGCTACAGGTGGAACAGGAGGAACTGGTCCAACTGGTAGCACAGGTCCAACAGGTCCTACAGGACCAACAGGGTCAACGGGACCAGAAGGTTTAGTTTGGAGAGGTACTTATAGTGGTTCTACTGCCTATACAGTAGATGATTCAGTTTATTATAGCGGCTCTTCTTATATTTGTATTAAAAACAGTACTGGTAATGCACCCACAAATGATACTTACTTCACTGAACTAAGTGTTAAAGGTGATACTGGTTCGACTGGTTCATCAGGAGCTACAGGAGCAACTGGTCCAGCAGGTTCGAATGGTAATAATGGAGCAACAGGTGCTCAAGGAGCTAAAGGGAATACTGGAGCCACAGGAAGTGCTGGGGCAAAAGGGAATACTGGAAATGCAGGTTCTAATGGTACAGATGGCTCAAATGGAAGTAATGGTTCTGCTGGTGCTAAGGGTGATACTGGTTCTACAGGTCCTACGGGAGCACAGGGAGCTACAGGAGCCGTAGGAGCTAAAGGAAATATTGGTAATACAGGTAGTGCTGGAGCGACAGGAGCAAATAGTACGGTCGCAGGACCTACTGGTGCAACTGGAGCTCAAGGAGCGACAGGTGCTCAAGGAGCAACAGGTAGTGCAGGAGTTAAAGGAAACACAGGAGCCCAAGGGGCAACTGGAGCCACAGGAGCCAATAGTACAGTAGCAGGACCTACAGGAGCTACAGGCAGTGCTGGAGCAAAAGGCGACACAGGTTCAGCTGGAAGTGCTGGAGCTAAGGGCAATAAAGGGGATACTGGAAGTACTGGTTCTCAAGGTGCTACTGGTGCGAATAGCACGGTTGCGGGACCTACGGGAGCAACGGGTGCAAATAGTACTGTTGCTGGACCCACAGGGGCTACAGGTTCTCAAGGTGCAACTGGAGCGGCTGGTGCGAAAGGGAATACAGGTTCAGCGGGGGCAACAGGAAGTACTGGTCCACAAGGTTCAATAGGTGCTACTGGAAGTGCGGGAGCAACAGGAGCCGCAGGTCCTACAGGTGCTACAGGTGCAACAGGTGCAACGGGTGCAGATGGTTCAGGTACCCTAGATACAACTGCAACATTCTTGACAAGTACTAAAGGTGCTACAAAGACAATTACAGTTGTAGACGGTATCATAACACAGATTAAATAGATTACGTGATTGTAATCACTAAAAAGTATGATTAAACAAGGATTAGTATGACAAAATCTGAACTAGAGATTGAGATAAAGCATTGGAAAGATGAGGTTGAGAAATCTCTAAAATTTGTTGAGGGGAAAAGTTATGATATTATAGCTATAAAAGAAGCTATGGCTATTCTATTAGAACTTGTTGGTAGACCTAATCCACCAAATGAAGATGAGTAATAATTCAGGAACAATAATTAGCGGAATATGAAGAATGGATTTTATTGCGGTATACGGCGAAGCTGGAATGATAGGCGTCGTGGGAGCAATGTTTGTTTATCTGGTGGTACAGATGTCGAACAAAGCTTCTGCTCAACAGGAAACATTAGAAGATTTAAAAATAGAGAACAAGGGTCAATCGGAAACTCTTGAGAATATGGAAGGTATGATAATTAAATTGATTGGCAGGTGGAATGCCAGTGATGATAAATTAGACAGGAAGTTTGATGCCTTAAATAAAGAAATAAACGATTTAGACAACCAAGTATCTGAAATAAAAGGTAGTCTAAGCAGAGTTAACGGGAAAAATCATTAATATGGATAGTTTAAAAGTAAGTGCAATCAGTACAAGTCTAGGAGCAGTATACTACACCGAAGTTATTTCTGGGGTATTAATGTGTATAATGTTTGTAGCACAGATTTATTACTTATATTTGAAAACAAAAAAGATAAAGGAGTCTTAAATGGACTTTAAGAAAATGCTGATGGATATGGCACAAGCTCAGGCTGATAAGATGCAGGATGAAGCAATGGGCTTTATTGCATCTGATGAGTTTGCTGATGCGATAGCCACCAAGATAAACGAAAAGATTAATATCCCTTTCGTCTCTGAAGAGAAAGAGCAACTACTCTTTGAGAAGGTTGTGGACGTAGTAACTGACCTAATGGAAGGTGTCTTTAAAGGCAAGTAATGGGCTTTACTGAATGCTGTGGAGTCGTTTTAGACCACGAAGGTGGATATGTAAATGACAAAGATGACCCCGGTGGTGAAACTAAGTTTGGTATAACCAAACGTCAATATCCTGAACTAAATATTAAGGAGTTGACTATTGGTGAAGCAATGGACATCTATAAGAGAGATTACTGGAATAAAGGTAAGGTCTCTAGTGTCCCTAGTGGGTTACAACTTATTTATTTCGATATGGTTGTAAATGTAGGCAAAAGTAGAGCTGTGAAAATTCTACAATCTGCCTTGAATGGTAAAGGTATTCCTACAACTGTTGATGGAGGAATAGGACCGAATACAATAAGGAATCTAAAGAAGTCTAATCTTGAACCAGAGAGACTACGTAGTTACCGAATTAAATATTATGCTGATTTGGTTTCTCGTAAGCCTACTCTAGAGAAATATTGGTACGGATGGTACAGAAGAGCAAAAAAAACATAGTGTACGATACGGTTGATTTCAACTTAGCGAGTGGAAAGGATATCTTCAATAAGCTTGCTTTCAAAGGGACAAAGAGATGGAGGAAGGAGGCTCCAGAATTGTGCCCATACTGCTGTGGAGATGAGATTCAAGGAGTAGAGATACTTGGAGCTAAAGACGGACCCTTATTTTGGGAATGCAGTATGTGTGCTGAGAGAATGTTAAGATACACTCAGACAACAACAATCAAGTACTTAGAAAAAACCGTCGACTTATACGTCGACCTTGAAGGGCTGGCAAATATATGGGAACAATTACCGAATTAGATAAAGGCGTAGTTAGGCGTGGAATCATTACACCAGATAAGCATTTTCCGTTACACGACGCACCTGCAATAAATGTTGTACTAAAAGCTATTAAGATTATTAAACCCGATTTCTATGTCGACCTCGGGGACACCGGTGAATTTAGTTCAGTTTCACATCACCAGTGGAAGAATAAGACTAAACCACCTCTGGAGTATGTACTCCCAAGGGTTTATGAAGATATTAAGGCTGTTAATGAGGGGATGGACTTAATTGATGATGCACTTAATGCCGTAAAAGTAAAGGATAGATATTTCTGTGAAGGAAACCACGACCAATGGCTTAACTACTTTGCTAATGATAATCCATATCTCCAAGGACTTAATGTGGAAGATGCTCTTCTTCTTAAGCAGAGGGGTTATGAGTATTATCCTAATGGGAAATATCTTAAGATAGGCGACTTATGGTTTTATCACGGAAATCATTACGGAGGTATGTATCACGCAAGGAACCACTTATTAAAGCTTGGTGTGAACATAATGTACGGGCATTGGCACGATTTACAGCAATCAAGTGTTACCCATATGGATGGACCGAAGTCAGCTTGGTCTTTGGGATGCTTAAAAGATATGAGTGATGAGAAAAATGAATGGCTTAAAAATAGGAAGACTAATTGGGCACACGCTTTTGCAGTCGTTGATTACTATACAGATGACAGGTTCACAGTACACATTGTTAATATTATTGATGGTGTTACTAGCTTATGGGGCGAGGTTTTAAACGGGAATAAATAATGCCTAAACAGAATTTTGAAATAAAAACCTTTACTAAGGGTATCGTAAGTAATCCTAGTGATGCTTTAGATATCCCAGATGATGCGGCTACTTACAGTCTAAATGTAGACCCACTAACAGAGGGTTCTATAGGAGGGATACCAGACGATGCCGCTTTAAAAGTATCTGGATTTACTGTTAATGTAAGTAGTATCACTTATTCCCAAGGTGATTCAACTTTTACTGCGGTTGGAACCCCGGGTGTAGGTGAACAGTATGACCCACCAGACGAGTCAGGATAAATAATGTCGAATTGGAATAAAAGCTATTTTGAAATCTCTGGTACCTTTACTGGTGCGGGAGATTCTGATTATGAAATCTATATTAACAATCTCGATACCCTAGTTTGGAGGTATAAAGTAAACGGAGTTTGGTCTAGCACATCTGTACATAATCTCACTGGGGCTGGATATTCCCCGCAAGCGTCAACTATAACTCACACTGCTTCTGGTGCTTCAAATCCTACACTAGTTACTGGGATGCCGTTTACTGGAGCCGCTATCCCCGTTGGTGCAAGAGTTGGAGTTGTTACTGATACAACACATTTTGAAATGACTGATGCGGATGGAATTGCTATTGTACCAACTGGTACAAAGTCTGGTCAAACATTAGAAGTCACACCCGGACACTACACGACGGCAAATTGGGCTGTGGCTACTACTATACCACTTGGTGGTACAGGTGTCAAAGTTAAGTTTACTAGACCTACTAAATCTTATTATAATACCGGAGATAAATGGAGCTGGACTCAGTATGCAGTATTGCAATTAAACCCATCAACAGATTCTGGTTATAATACTTTAGAGATAATTGAACGGAGCGATAAGAAAGACTTAATAGCTATAAGCGACACTACTGGTAAGGTTGCTCTTATAGAAGATTTTGAAAATACTCCTACCGTTACCCAAACAAATTTAGGATTAGGTGCTCTTCCAGCTATTGATACCTGTCATAGAAATAAAGAGATATACGTTGCGGCTGGTAGAACGAAATCTCCAAGATTTATTGGATATACTAAGAATCTTGGATTCGATGGACTTGGAGACACATTTGCACTTATAGAAGACAAAGCATACGAACAAATAGATTCAGAATCATTTGATGCTAAGGCAATGAATGACTTTGTATTCCTTAGAGGTGACGCCTCTACACAGGGGGCTGGCAATATAGTAGTTGGGATTATATACGGTGAGTCAAAGCTATATATTTGGAACAAGGATGATTCAAAAGTTTATATATTTACTTTAGGTCAACCAGCTATTCGTATTAGACCAGACGCTAGTGTTAGCACAGGAACAGGCACTTCGAATGTTATTAATGGTGTTGCTGTTATGACAGAATCACAACAAGAGGGTTATTGTAATACAATAGAGTGTTGGAGTATCCCATTTTCTGGGGCTGGAGTAGGTCAAGGTGCTAACCTTGATAGGAGAGTAAATATAAAAGCACCAACCAACAATACAAATGTATCATTATTCACAGACTTTCTTATCGTGAGTACAAATTTTGACCGGGAAACGGTTGGTAATAAATATCATATAATTTTTGCTTCACAAATGTCTGGGATAGAGGAAATTAACAATACTTGTTTATTTAAATCTCTAAATTTTGATGAAATCGATAGCATTACAACCTATGACAATATCTCTCCGGGTTTAGATTATACTAGTGAAAATGCCTATGGCGGTCATCGTTTTGTTAGCAGGAGGGTTAAGCAAAATTTTGAATGGGAGGGTTATGAACAAGAAGAAGACGGCGTCCCCGAGGTTTCTGCTGAGAGGAAGAATACCACCAGACAATTTGTAACTGCTACGAACGGTTCATTGGCACATATTAGTGCAATACAGGATATTTCTTTAGACTTTTCTGGATACTCCAGTAATGGCGAAAACCCTATGTTTCATTTCACAGCTAAGATAGCCGCACATACGGACTACGAAGAAACAGGTGACTTATCGGAATGGTATGATGATGCAGACATAGTCGAGAACGATTATGACCTAAGTGTAAATTGGTGGCAAGGTCCGTTTTGGCAAGACAGTGCTGGTAAGATTCTTGCGGTATCTTGGACAACATTTCAAATAAGTGCACTTGCTACATCAGTAACAAAAGGTCCTAAACTTTTTCATTTTATGGACTGGGTTAATGACTCTATGTTTCAAACACATTATGAGATGGATAGTGGCGGTGGTGCCGCCCAACATTTTACGTGGTTCCTTGATGCTTTCAGTGAAAGATTGGTTGACAATATTGATTTTCCACCTAATAATAGACCAAATTTTTGTAAAGACGCAGGAAGTGGTATGAAACACAATTTTATTGGAGATATAGATACAAATGGTTTAAGGTATGGATTTATAACTCCTAGACCATATGCTGTAGGTGGAGTTTATTCAAGAATATATACATTTAATACACCATATTCTACAGGCGGTGACGAACTTTGGGATGCTGAGGGAGGTTGGATTTATCCCAATATTTCCGGCACTATGTATACAAGAGCTAATGCTATTAACGGAGAATGGGCTAGCGTATCTCAGCCTCCTTTTGTAATATCTAGGTTAGAGTGTTCTGATTCAGAAGATTCGAAAAGATGGCAACTTGGTGATACTGATTATGGTATGACAATAAGTAGTGGTTATCCTAGCTCTACACATCGTCAATTAGTAATGCAAGGACCGGACGAAGGTCAGACTAGTGGAAATACACCTCGTATCAGTGAAGTCCAAATGCACGCAACTAATAATACTACACTGACTAACTTATTAGGCAATAGTGGTGGGTGGGTTACCTTTGGTAATGTAACTCAACATACTGTAGATGCTTGGGAAGGTGGAGCAACTAAGAAAAGTTTTTATAGAATGGCTATAGTATATGACGGCTACCAAGAGAGTACTCTTCTATCTGTAACTAAATCATTTAGTCAGACGGCTGATTTTGAATATGCTCTAAAATTTACAATCACCATTGATGGAGCTTGGATACCGCCGGATAGAGTTGCTAGTATTGTAATATATAGAGCTGATGACCCAATAGAACTATCAGTAAGTCCTGCTGGATTATATCGCTTTATCGAAGAGATTCCATTAGTTTCGTTTAGTCAAGATAGTTCTGCTAATTTTACATATACTGTATACGATACTGGAACATCTGCTGGTTCTTATGGTGCTATAAATGGTATAGCTGAGACTCTTAGTAACTTACATATGAAGTACTCTGTTTGTGCTTCTGTAAATGGGTATATGTTTATAGGTAATTGCGAACACTCTAAGTTCGATTCTGCTGAGAACTTTATTTTTAGGTCTCAAGCCGGTAAGTTTAGTATTTTTGATTGGTCTAAAGATTTTACACCAGTAGATTTTATTCCTAAAGCAATAGCTGGATTTATGGGTAAACTATATGTATTTGGTTCTAATAAGACTGCCATTATTAATCCTGAAACACTTATTGTCGAAGACGAGATAAACGGAGTAGGTTGCGTAGGACCGAAGGCTATACAAAATACACCTAGCGGGCTATATTGGTTTGACCAAAATAATATTTATATGGCTTCTCCGCAGATAAGAAAAATAGGAACTCCTATTTTAAAACAAGAGACTAAGGGTTGGGCTGTATTATCAGATAACGTAAAAGCTTCGGCTGTTTCTGGGTATGATTCGAATAGACATTGCTACTTAATATATTTTAAAGATGGTTCGGATAATCGAGTATGGAGTTATTACATTGCCACTAGTAGATGGGATTTATGGGAAACAGATTTTAGAGTATACGATACTGTACAAGGTAGCGATGGACATTGTATTTTATTAATGGAGAATGGTAGGATATCTAAACATCTAGGTGGTTCTAATAAGAGGGATTGGGAATTCCAAAGTAAAAAGTTATCCTTTGGACAGGGTACTGTAAGGAAAAAATTTAAGTCTATCAAGGTAGATTCTACTTCTAAGAGTAAGACTGGACTAAGTTACAAGACTAATGATAATAACTCATCTTGGCAAACTGGGACAGATATAAGCTCAAGGTATTTTGGAACTTCTACTGGAGGTAATGCTCTAAAAGTAGCTAGTTCAGATTCAACACTTAGGTGGATTCAAGTAAAAATAACAGGTGATAATGACCAGAGCAATAGTGATGTGTTAGCAAAAAGTCTTGGATTAGTTTATAAACCAAAGAGCCCTAGATAATGCCAGAAAAAGTACAGAATAGAAAAGTAACAAGAAGTGTAGGTTCGAGGATGAATCCGTATTCTGAGGATGGAACTAACCGAGAATCTGCTGATTTACAAAAGACTGTTGAAGCTATTGCTGATAAGGTGGATACTGCTGTAGGTGCTGTAGAAGAACGACAAAGTGCTGGAAGTCTAGGTTCTATGAGGTTTGTAAAAGATAAAAAAGATTGGTACTTAGAATTTAAAACAGAAGATGGGTGGGTCCGTAGTGATAACTCATCATCAAGTGGGTTTATATTAAGAGACAAGAAATGATAAAGGTGACAATATGAGTTGGTTAAGTAAAAAAGTCGGCGGTTGGTGGGATAAAGCATCTGGTGCAAATCAGAAGTATGACCCAAATCAATTAGGGAATGAGTACGATACTTCTATGCAAGGGGTTAATGCAGGCTATGATAAGATAAGCGAGTATGCAGAGGGTATGATGGACCCAAATTCTCAGCAGAATCAGAATCAGCGTTCTATGATGAATCAACAAGGTGCAGATGCGGCGGCTCAATCATCACGGATGGCTGGTAGAAATGCGGCTATGGCTGGAGGAGCTCCAGCAGGTGCTCTTGCGGCTCAAACAGCGTCTACTGCGAATCAATCCTTAGCTGGCTCTAATAACGCCTTTAATCAGTACTTACAGGGGGCACAGGGACAAGGTGCCAGTATGCTTTCTGGTGTCCTAGCAAACCAAGGGCAGATGCAGAATCAGAAATTTCAAATGGTAAATAACCAAAGACAGGCTAATGCTCAGGCAGATACTCAAGGGGCACAGTTTGGTGCTAATCTACTAGGTAGTGCTATTGGTATGATACCGGGACTTGGTCAAAGAGGTGGTGAAGTTGGTACTGATATTCAAGAAGGTGGAATGGCTTATGATAATATGGACCACCATATAGCTTATGATGGCTACCAGAATGGTGGCTCAGTAGGGGCGGATGGCAAACAACATTACTTTCTTGGTGGCTTAGCGGCTTCTATTGGTATGGGGGCTTTAAAAAAAGGGTATGACTCTTTAGAAGGAGGCAACTTTGGCGATAAAGTTGACAATATTAAAGGGAGCCTTGGTAAACTTGGTGAGGGTATTCAAGAAGGCGTATCAGAAATGAAACAGCAAGCAGGTGATACTGACTACCATAAGGATGAAAGTGCGGCTAGAGATGCGGGTGCAATGGAGTATAGTCAATCCGAAGAAGGACTGAAACAAATTGGGGATTGGGAAAATTTAGGCACAAGCAACAAAGAGTTTAATGCGGCTAATAAAAATATGACAGAACTACTTGATGATGGGACTCAGAACCCCCAGTGGCAATCAAGAGAACAAGTTGGGAAAGCTAGAATCTCACAAGGTATGAATGAGTATCGTGACAATTACGATATAGAAGGTGGAAAGCACAGAGTAGGTGCTACAAGAGCTGGTTTAGAAGATTTTAGGAACAGTGACACTACTAAAATGGTTGGTAAAGGTATAGCAGGAACCTATGGACTAGCAAAAGAAGGAGTAGGCGTTGCTAAAGATGCGATAGTTGGCGGTACTGGTCTATTAGCAGGAGCTATAGGTACAGGTGCAGGTGCTGTAGGCAAGGGTGCAATGACGGCAGGCAAAGCTATTAAGAAGGATTGGCAGAAAGAAAAAGGTAGTATTGGTAAGGGACTCTTAAGTGGTGCTAGTCAATTATTAAAAGAAGTTGGTTCTCCCGGTTATCTTCGTGGTAAAGAGATGGCTGATGTTAAGTATGGTAAAGTTCCATTTGAACCTACGGATGAAGATGATACAGCAGGAACTACAACACCACCTAAAAAACCTGAGACACAATTAGACCCTACTGCTTCATCTACATCACAACGAGTAGCACAACCTAATGATGATAATAGAGTAGAAGTCGACGGACAAAAGATTGTTCCCGATGCTTTATTAAGTAAAGTTAAAAGTACGACTGACTTAGCAAACCTTGACCCTGAGCAAATAAAGAATATTCAAGCGTCTTTAAAAGCGGCTGGATATGATATGACTAGCTCTGAAGTAGATGGTGGTATGGACGGTAAAGCTGGTCCAGATACTATGAAAAGGATGCAAGAGTACATTGAAAAGCAAGGTAAGCAACAGGGTGGATTCATTGCTATGGCAGAAGGTGGTGACCCACAACAACTAAGGGACCAAGAATTAAGGAATCGCATAGGACAAGCTCGTGAAGATTCAGGTTTGTACTCTGTTAATAGAAACGAAAGTGGTGGTATACAAGGGTCTTCTCTTAATAGACGTTTAAAAGGTACAGAAGGATTCGAAGATTGGGACGAAAGAAAAAGTCTCTTAAGACAATCAGTTTCTGCTATAGAGGCTGAGCATTATGGAGAAGCTGGTGCTCCTGTAAAGGGTTATGGAGGTGGTGACCCGAATAGGCTAGAAATGAATATGTTAAGACAGGAAGGGTATATTTCTCCCCAACAAGGTGGTCAATCTATGGGCGAAGAAGCACGGCAAGAGTATGACGAATATCAAAAAAAGGAACCTTCGTTTGGGTCTGGAATGATGCAAGAAGGTGGCACAGTATGGAACCCAGCAAAGCCAACTACTAATCACTCTGGTATGTTAAGTAGAGTTATGGGACCTAATGGAGAAATGGGCATTAAAACTAGAATGGGGGGATTTAAAATTGGATAAGTATAGCCCGTATCCCGGCGACATTATTGACGCAAAGCTAGAACCCGGTGAATTTGTAATGAACCGTAATGCTGTTAATGCTATAGGAAAAGATAAGTTAGAAGAAATGAATAATGCTGACTCAAGATATCCTAATGAAATGCAAACTGGTGGAGTAGCTGAACAGAATGCTTTGAAACTTAAACGAGCTAACCAAATGAGTCAATCTTTTAGCCCTCAATATGTTGGTAATATGTCTAGAAGTGCTTACGATAAAGCTATTACTCTAAATAGAACTCCAAGCAGTGGAAACAAAGTACATACTACAGGTGAAGGATACAAGCAATGGCTTTCTGGTAATTATAGTATGAAAAGTCCAATGGCTATACAAGCTCAAATTGAGCATAGTAAGAATAGTATGCCTCATATGAATAATCCATTTACATTAGACCCAACAGGAGGTCCTAAACCTAAAGAACCGCCACCATTAAATTCTTCTTCGTCTGTGGTACCAGAATGGCTATCAACTCTACCTACAGCTCAGAGCTTAGAAATGGGAGTTACACCTGTTGCTAGTTCAAATAGTAGCTGGAGAGCAGAGA